CGAAACACCTAACTCCTCCGCTTGGATCCAGGCACCCACGGCACCCAAATCTGCGCCCGCGCCCACGCGCAGCTCCGCATTGCTGCCGGAATCCTGAATGACATACTGTCCGACATGTCCCCCATAATTGTCCGGGCCGCGTACGGCCAGCGTGCAATCAGGATTGGTCTGCCCTATCCCTAGCGCACCGCCGTTGAAATAACTCGGGCCGCCCGCATAGAGCCGCACTTTGATCGTGTTGCTGCCGTCACTGCGCATATCCAGCACTGGAGAAGCCGTAGGGCCAAAATGCCAAAACTGAAACGCCATTACGTCGTTGGGTTGGCCAAAGGCTGCATAAGCCGTGCCACCGTCGTTGCGTACTTCGAACCCCGCAATGGTGCTGGTGAGAGTGCCGATACCGACAGGGCCGAGAGAGAAGATTGTCAGATTCGTGCGAATCTCCAGCGGCGTATAAGTATTGTAGGCATCATTGACGGCCTGAATCGCGACTGCGTTGGGAACCGCAATCGGGCCAGAGACAATCAGATTCTCGTTCGCACCAACATGTACATGCAGCAAGCCCTGCGGCGCCGTCGTGTTGATGCCTACGCTACCGCCCTGGAAACAGTGAGCGGAGGCCTGATAAGATACGGGCTGGTTCGCCGTGTTGGCATCGTTAAAGCAATCGAACACGATTCCGCCACCGCCCATCCCGAGAATCCCCAGATTCTGATTCGTCCCCGCATGCACATGTACGAAGGCCAGTGGAGCCCCCGTACCAATGCCGGTATTGCCATGTGACCAGTCATTCAACAATAGCGTGCTGCCGTTGAGATGCAACGCATAGTAACTGCTGCCGGGCGCGTTGTAAGCGGCCACCGCCCCGGCGTTGGTCGATGGATCAAAGTAGAGATCCAGGCCGTTTCCAGCCGTCGGCCAGCCCGTCTTGTCGCTGATGCGCGTGTAGCCCGCCACGTGCAAGGCCGCTTGCGGAGTAGCCGTGTTCACGCCTACGAGGCCTCCCGAAGTGAGCTTCATCAGCGGAATCGTGGTACCCCAGGCATCCTGCCAGATCTCGAAGTTGCTGCCCTCGACGGCCAGCTCAGCAATCCGCACACCGGCCTGCTTGAGCATCAGCGCCGTGTAGGACGAAGCCGAAGTGGTGGTGTCGATCGAAACCACGCCGGTCGCGCCCGAACCCAAAAATTGCGCCACGCCGATCAAAGACACGTGCGCCGCCACCACCTGGAGCGCAGTATTCGGCGCCGCCGTGCCGATCCCGAGCTTGATCACACTGGTGAGGGAGTGATTGGCGCCATCAATATTGCTCTGCCAAGGCGTCTGCCCGGCGCCGGTGGCCCAGCGAATCCCATACGGGTTCGCGGTGGAATCGGCCATCAGGACTTGGCCATTGGAGCCCACACCCAGCCGTGTCGTCGCCGCTGCGGTGCGCACGATTAGATCACCTGTAGTGGTGGTCGGATCCGCCATGCCCCCGCCACCACCGCCGCTGCCCCCGGCCGGAACCGCCCAGGCGGCATCCTCGCGCAAAAACCGCAAGGGATTTCCTACCGTTGGCCCCGGATCAGGACACATGCCGATCGCGTGAAAACCGCCTGAGCTGCCCATCACCTGCCCCGAGATCGTCACATCCGCAGTCAAAGCACCACCGCCCGTCAAACCAGCACCGGGCAGAACCTGGGTACTAGTCGGCACATAACCGGAAATGGTGGCGGTGCCCGTGATGTTGACTGTGCCCGCTATAGTAACCGCAGCTTGGAAAGTGGCCGGTCCCTGGAACGTCTTCGCCCCGGCAAAGCTCTGCGCCCCCGTAGTGACCACGCCGCGCGCCGCCAGACCCGCATCAGGCACATTCAGATTTATGTTGGCGCCCAACGGCGCGGGCGAGTTGGCCACCGTCAAGTCGCTGCCCGGATTGGCGGAAAGGATCAACCCGACAGTGTTCGGCGTAATGTTGATCGTGGTCACATACATCGGCACCCAGTGGGCACCGTTCCACCCCAGATACTGACCGTAGCTCGCACCGGCGCTGGTCAGCTGCGTGGCGCTGACCATGAGACTGGGCGCAGTCGGAAAGTCCACCCGGCACTGCCCCAGGCTCACCTGGGGGAGGTTGGGCAGAATCCAGTACTCGGTATAGAGTTCGCCCTCCTCAAGCTCGTAGTTCGCGGTGTAGTACATACCGCCCGGCTGCGCGTTGGAATTCGAATAGAGCGTGGCGTCAAAAGCACCGTTGACAATCGGGAAGGCCTGCATGCCCCCGGCTACGGACATGCCATTGGTCTGGAACGGAGGCCAGCTGACCACAACCTGACCATTAACGAAACGGCCATCGGCGTAAGTCAGCGTGTCCTTGATCTCGGTCATACCACCGCTGCAGTGATCTTCCAGTTCGCCGTCGGATTCTCGCCTTGCACAAGCGGCAGATATGCAAACCACTGCCGCGTATCCGGCGCAGAGAACTGGATGACGAAAGCATTGTTGCGAAAATAGAAACGCATCAAACCCATCGGCACACTATCGGTCGTTGCCGAGGCCGTTTCCATAGCGATCGAAGCCCGCAATCCGTTCGCCCGCAGACTTCCCTGCTCCTGCCCGATGTGGATCGTGCCGAAAGGATGCCCCGCCACGGTGGGCCACAGCTCCAGACAGCCGTACTGATTCAGGGCCAAGTAGGTTCCGGCCGCCAGGAAGAGATGGCCCGCATTGTCGATCGAGGCCACTACTTGGCCGGAAGAATTCTGCCAAGTCTGGATATACTGCCCAGTGCCAGCACGCGCCATGATCGTCGGATTTGCGCTGCTCCCAAGCACTGCCAGCTTCGCGCTAAAGTCACCTTGCGCACCGATCGTCACATTACCCGTCGCGCGCGTGCAGAACAGGACGTAGCTGATGAAGGAACCATTGTCCGCATAGTTGATGAGCGCGTAATTGCTCCCGGCGTTCCCGGCACCACTCTCGTTGTCCTGGGAACGCACCTGCCAGCGCGGCAGATTGTTGGTCGCGTAGATCACCTGCGGCGACTGCGCCGCGGTGTTCGCCGTGTCCAGCCAAAGCTCCGGGTAGCGAGGGCCACCGATATGCAAGGTATGCTGCGGATTCAGCCCGATCCCGAACCCAACCCCCGGATTGATTTGCACCTGACTGTCCTGCGAGACCTGCCCGGATGGATTGCAATAATAGACGCAGCGCACCTGCGAACCAGTGATGACATCGCCGATCGACATGCCGACGGTGGCCCAGCCGATGGCAGGCCCGGAGACCACGCGCAAGACCTGCCCCACCGCGCCGATCGCGATCGATTGCAGCGCCCCGACGGAATTGCGGAAATAAATATCGCCATTGGCGAGCGAGGGACCCCCGGTAATGATCAGCTGGTTCACATTCAGCGTGCCCATGGTTTGCGGCTGACTGAACGTGGTCGCGCCGTGCAGCGTAGTCGTGCCATAGATATCAGCCGCGCCCTGCACCGAAAGCGTGCCCTGCGCGGTCACATTGCCGAACTGCGGATTCCCGTTCGCGCCGGTCACACCCGCTCCGTTACCGGCACCATCGCAAGTAATGACGGCCGAACACCCATTATTCAGCGTGAAGACAGCGCCCGACCCCTGCTGGAAGTTGATCTTGAACCCGCCCGCCGTAGCATTGACCATGAAATACAGCTTCTGCGCCGTCTTGGGCAGGATCGAGACGGTCGCATCCTGCGTGAGCGTACCAGTCCAGATGATGACTTTCTTGCGCGCATCGCTAGTCGCGCCCTGCTGCGTGGACAACGTATAGGCCGAGCTGGAAAGCGCAATCGTCACATTACCGTCGGTCGCAGCATCGAGGAAGTCATAATCGTTGTTCGCGGTATTGCCCCAGGTGCCCGCCTGCTCGCCGGTGGCCGGTTTCTCCAGACCCAGATTCTGCGTATAGCTCGACGGCATTAGCTCTCCTTCCAATTCGTCGGCGGCACCGACGCTTTCCAGGTCGTGCGCGCCACCGGCGGCTGCTTCCAGCTCGGTGTAACTGCTCGCCGCAAACTTTGCCAGAAACCGTCGACCTGAACGTAGCCCACCGCACCGACCAACGGAGACATGCTTACCTCGACTATCTGCATGTAAGGCGGCGCGGAAGTCATAGCAAGCGCACCAGAGCCGTCGACGGCGAGGGCGGCGGAAGCTTGATGCGGAACGGCCCCAGGTTACTCGCCTTGTCCGTAATGAAATCGAGAACGCAGACGGCACGCTGCTGCGCGGTCTCGTTGTAAATCAGTGCCCCGCGCGCCAGGAGCGTGCTGTTGTCCCAAATCGGATCGTCCCAGGTGACATAGGCCGCGCGTGCCGTCGGGCCGAGTACCTGGACATTTGTCAAAACCCGGCCGCCTGGGCTGTAACCCGGCCCGCTGATCTCGCCATCAGTAATGTAAGCGAGGGTATCGTCCATATCGAGAGGCGCATCAGCAGCATAAAGCGCTACCCGAAAAACGTGCGTGCTGAAATCGTGAATGCCCTCCAGCAGCTCGCGCTTGAACGAACTGCACAACCCGGAACCGCTGATCATATGTCGCCCCTCACATCCGGCTCCTGCTGCGTATCCTTTTTGGTGCGCCCCTTGACGTACTGCTGATCCATTGCCAGATCTTCTTTGAAAGCGTTGTCGTAGCGCGCGAACAGGTTGTCCTCGGTCTTCATGTAGATCGAAGCCTCGACCAGAGACCCGCTGATCAGCGCATGCGCAAAGTGATCGCCCAGCCACGTCGTACCGGAGTCGACGATACTCGGCGGCTGGTAGAAGTAGCCCATCTTGACCGGATACGATTGATCCGGCGTCGGGCCGAGCTTGATCGAGATCTCGTTCATGTAGGAATAAAAGCGCGGCACATCGAAGAAGGTCGGGTCAGGGTAGCACTCCTCGATGAACTCCGCGTCTTTGTTGAGCAGGATCACATAAAGGCCTTCCGGTCCAGTGAGAATGAGCGAGTCCGGCGCCAGAAAGTCGGTCGGCAGCGCGAGCAAATTACTTCCCTGGGTCACGTTCGCGCTCACGTCCTTGCGGAAGCGAGGCAGCCGCACGCGCAAGAGGACCCGGCTTTCAGCGAGGCGGATGAACGTGTCCACGTTCTCCACAAAGCTGGCCTCGAAATCCTGCGAGTATTGCTGGATCGCTGCCCGCAGCTGGACGTAATTCATTTAGAAGATCCCGCTAAAGCCGCACCCCTTCGTCGCCGCGCCGCAGCCACGCACCTTGCCCCCACCAGCGAACGCCTTCGGCGGCGCCTTCTTCGTATTCGGGAAGCCGTGGCGAACCTTGGCCACGCCGCCCGCCGCCATCTTGTCCTTGCACTCCCCACCACGATTCTTCTTCATGCCCTTTAATGTCTGGGCCAGCCTTGCACGCTGACCCAGCTTGCCTCCTTTACCCGCTGCTGCCGCCAGCTTCTTCGCCGGAATCTTCTCTCCCTGCGGCACACCCAATTGCTTGTGCAGTGCGCCGGGCTTCTTAATCGCGCCCTGGATCCACTTGCCGCCTTGGGCCATGCCCGGCGGCAATCCGGCCGGTGGTCCGGGTGGCGGCGGCGCAGCCTGCATGTCATCGGGCGCCGGGGTCGGCACCGGCGGCCGCCTGTTCACCACCGCGATCGAAACCTTCGGCCCCTTCGCCGGGCCTTTCGGCTTGCGCGTCATGGCGCCGCCCTTAGCTTTTTTGACAGGAGCAGGCGGCAGATTCTCCGCGCTTTTCTCCGTATCGCCCCACTGCCGGTCGGGTCTGCGCTTCTTGGCCAGGGTCTCGCCCACTGAGCCGCCGGTGGCCATGGCGGGTGGTGGAGCCATCGTATTTGCCGGATTCAGCATGAGCTGAGCGGCTGTCTGGGGTGTCGCCGGAGGCGCACCGGCAAAAAGACCAGGGGGCAGCCCAGCGGCAGTCCCACCCGGCGGAAGCCCTTGCGGAAACGATTGCGGCCAGCCCAAGGCCCGACCTCCCGGCATCGGCCCCGGCACTCCTCCCGGCTGCATCCCCGGCATCGGCCCCGGCACTCCTCCCGGCCGCATCCCCCGCATTGGCCGCGGCGTTCCGGCGAGGCCCTGGCGCAATCCGGCTAGCGCCGCACTCGGCGGAATGCCCGCCCCTGGCCCGGTACCCGGCGCGAGGACCATGCCCGGCGCCGCCAAAGCCCCCAGTCCTGGGTTCGGAATCGGTTGGAAGCTCGGCGGCGGCGCGCCGCCCTGCATACCGCTGGCCATGGCGGGTGGCGCGCCACCAGCATTGCGCCCGCCTAAAAATGAGGGAACCGTGTTCAGAGCCTGATTGTTCATCGCCAGCTGATCCGGCGTTGGCGGCGGGGGGACAAAACCGGCGGGCGCCGTCGGCGGCGTCCAGCCGCTGGTAGCAGAGGTTGGTGGAGGGCCAGCCATCGCTGCACTCAAACGACCCTGCATCTGTCCCAGAGCCGCCCCCGGATTCGGATTCGTGATCGGCGTTATGCCCGCCAGACCGCCATCTTGAAACCGCATCGTACGGCCGCCGCGCGGCGCGCGCATCTGCATAGAACCTCCTTGATTCAATTCGATCGGCCCGCCCTGGGCCTTCTCGGTGTCCGTTGTGTCCTTCTTTTTGCTCTTGAAAATCAACGGCAGCAGCATGGCGGCAGACATACCGCCCAGCGCCCCCAGGCCCGTGCCCGCGCCGAACCCGGCCCCGGCCAGCGCCCGCAGCCAGTCCGGCGTACCGGAGCTTGGCTTAGTGGTTGTGGTTGTCTTACTCGTGCTTTTCGCCGACGTAGCGGCGGGGGCAGCCGTGGTCTCTGGCGCCAACGGCTGCGCGCCGCCGCTAGACGGTGTCTGCGGTGTCACCGAGGTCTCGGGCACCGCGATATCGGCCAGCGGCCGGTTGCCGCTCATCTTATTATATGGAGCCACCGGATTCGGGCCGGTGGCCTGCGTGAACTCCTCGGCTTCATCCTGCGGGTAGCCCTGCGCGAGGTAACTGTCGACCGCCGACTTGTAGCGGGGATCGTCCCGGCTCAGCCCGCCGCCATCGAGACGCTCGGCGCCGCCCTCGGCGAACTTGCGCTTCGGAAAAGCGCGCTTATGAGCACCGACGCTGACGAATCGTTTCATGCGTGCTCCTTCTCGTCGCGGAACTTCTGTGACGGCTGCGGCGGATACGGCGGAATCAGCCAGTTGTTGTTCGGGTAGAGCTGGCGGCTGGCCATCTTGCCGGTATCCGGCCGCGCATCGCGCAAAGCCTGAGCGTCGATGGTGACGTAATCGGGCAGGAAATTTTGCTCGTGATCGATGTCATAACATGTCCCACAAACTCGCAAGCCAGTGGGTTGACCCTTAATGGTAGGAGTCCGCAAATCACGATATTTACAGCGGCAGCCGCAAATATCACAAATTGCGTTAGAGTACTTCCCTGTGGCCCATTTATTAGAGACCGCCATCGATTGAGCCCCCTAAAGCATTGTGCTGTCTTACAATCAACTGCTGAATTTGTTCGAGCACCCAACGAAGATTACAGAGAATCTCTCGATTGGAAAAACGGAGCAGCGTCCAGTCACGTTGTCTCAGAACCCGCTCTTTCTTCGCGTCTACCTCTTTCCTCGATTGGATTGCATGACTAGACCCGTCTACTTCGATTGCCAATCGAAGCGAAGGAATCGCAATGTCAATCCGAGACGGCGTCCCCACATTACCCATCGGAATGGGGAATTCCATGACCGCTCCAGCAGGAAGAGCATCAAAGAGCATTTTCTGCGGGACGGTAGGGCCAGCCCCATTGTGATAAGTTAACTGAGGAAAGCCCAGCGCACGTTGCTTCTCGATCAAAGCCATGCGCTTGGCTTTTACATCCGGTCGCTGGATGACTTCTCGACAGCGCTGGCGTTTTCGTTCTGTCTGTAACGTTCTTACATATTCTGGATTCGACATCCGCGATTTCAGGGCGCACGATACAGAACAAAAATGAGTTGACGGATCTCTGTCTGGGGGGATTTGCAATCCGCAATACTCACATTTCTTCTGCAACCGAGCATGGTAAGAACAGGGCCTATCCCGCTGCAGCCAGAATGCCGCGCACCGAGACCCGCAAAACCGACGCTCACGCCTCTTCTCCCGAGTAAATGAAGCGCCACACCATTCACAATTTTTGGTGATCATTTGCCTCATATAAACTCGTAGCCTCCCGGCACAAAGCGGAAGGCCGCGCGGTCGCGGTCCTCGTCGCTGGCCAGCTCGAACTGCTCCAGGTATTCGCTCTTGAGCAACGGGACTTTCTGCATCACATTCGGATCCTTGCTCTTGAGCGCCATGTAAAACGCCAACCCGCTGATCATGGCATTGACGAAGCGCCAGGGAATATCCGGCTGACCGGTGCCACCCGCGCCGAGCGGCGCCAGACGGCGCATGCGCCAATAAACAACCTGATAAGAGACCGACCCGTCCGGCACCATCCAGATCAGAAAATAGGGCTGGATCTGGCGCCGGATGTGAATCACGGTAGGGCGGCCGGGCGCCATCTTATTCGGAACCGACGCGTACTGCGAGACGGTGAAGCGGTCGAGCGGAAAGTCCTGGTCCGGGTTATTCGGCCCGGCCGGGATGCGCAGCGAGTGCTCGATCAGGTCGACGGTGTCATCCGGCAGGCTGTACTGATTGTTGCCGGGCACCAGATCGACCGGCACCGGGCCTTCGATCGTCCACAGGTTCAGCCCGCGGTTGGCCCACTCGATCGAGAGCAGCTCCAGCCCGCGGCGCGCACTGCGCAGGCTGTAGGCGCTGCGGAAGTCGATGCCCGCGCGCTCCGAGGCCTCCTCGGCCATCTCGGCCACATCGAAGGTGGGCCAGGAGGCCGTCACTTGGCCCTCCGGGCCTGATTTAAGGCAATGGCAATGGCCTGTTTGTGCGACTTGACGAGGGGGCCGGTCTTCGAGGTGCTATGCAGAGTTCCCGACTTGAACTCGTGCATAGTCTGCTTGACTTTTTCCTGCCGCCGCTGCTTGGAGATCACACACGCCTCCAGTGTCTGCATCTAACGGCCAGTGAATGCCGCTAGATGCAGCTGGGGGCATTATAACGGACTCGGGCGGAAATCAGGCGACGTGCCGCCGCCGCGCCTTCTTGGTCTTGTGCCGGGCCGAGCCGGGAGGGCAGCGCAGCAATCTGGCCATCTGCTGCAGCCCGGAGGACAGATCAAGATCCAGTTCATGCATCAACGCAAAAATTAAATAATAAGCAGCGGGCCGCCGTTCGCACGGCACATTCTCTTGTGTGTAGGCGAACAGCATCTCTGCCATCTGCAACGGCACAGCTTTGGATAACATTTTAAAAGGGCCTCCCGTCAACAATTTCCCCGTTCTGGCACGTAACAAGATGAAAGGGAGGTTACACCCACCGCGTCGCGCAGTCAACATGAAATACCAGACAGCGGGACTTTTTTCATACCGGGCCAGACCGGTGCGAGCAGCCGCAAAAATTATCATCACCGCCGTTGAATATCTTTCAGCCAAGCCGGAAGATTTCTTATACGCCCGTACGGGCGTGGCATAATCAGGCGTGGCATAACAGGGGGCCGCGATGCGAGGATGGCTGCGCATGCGCGATCCGAGCGCCGCAGCGGTGCGGCGCGCTCTAGGCAAAGCCATACGCAGGCTCCGCGAACACGCCGGAATCTCCCAGGAACAACTGGCGCTCGAATCAGGAATCGGCCGCAGTTATATGGGGCGCCTGGAACGGGGCGAGGCTTCGCCCACCTATGTCACGGCGCGCAAGCTGTTGCGCCCCCTCGGGATCGGTTTCGGCGGGCTGGGCACCGAGCTGGACCGGCAGCTGAAGAAATAGCCAAAAGATAAAGTAACCTCAGGCCTCGGATGCTGCGCCTTCCGAGGTGGGCGCTGCTTGGTCCGGCGGCGGCTCGATCCCCAGCGCGCGCAGGCTCGGCACATAGTCCACACTCGTCTCCCGCCACTCCCGCAGCTTGAGCAGAATCATCCGGCGCACTGACTCGTCATACAGGCCCAGCTTCCGGGAGCCGAAACAGAAGGACCAGAACGCGTACGTGTCCAGCTGCATCTCCGGCGGCAAGGACTCCCAGAGCAGGCGCCCCGACATTGCCCGGTCCTTGCCCTGCTGGTTTTGCTTGAGCCACTGCCAGACGCCCTGCTCCACTACGTCGGTCAGGCTCCAGCCCACCTGCGTGGCGAACGTCTGCGCCACCTCGAACAGGTTCTCGTCCATGCGCACGGTCACCTGCTTCTTGTAGCGGCGGCGCAGCGGGCGCTCGCGCTTTTCTTTCTCGGGGGCGGCGCCGGTCTCCGCAACCACTTCCTCAGCGGCCTTTTTCGGTTCCTTTGGTTTTCTGGTTGGCATAATATCACTTTGGTTTCTGGTATTGACTAGTTTTCAAGACTTGACATTAGTCGCATACGGGACGAGAATCGAATCCTGTCCGAATTTCTCCCTGGGCCAGGAGGATATGACTCGATGCCCGCGCGTAACGCACATACACAATCATCTCCCGAGATCCGCCGCGATAACACCGCGGATGGCAACGTTTCACCCCAAGATTCGCTGCTGAACGTACTGGAGCGGCTGCTCACCAGCCAGGATCCGGCCGACCGGACGGTTGCTGAAGTGATTCATGTCATGGTCCGGCACTTACGCTTTATCCCCATTGAAACCGATGAACGGGACTTGGAAGTACTCCTGTCTCTGTCCATCGCCATGGCCCGCGCCCGCCGACTTACCGAGAGCAACGCAGTTCACGGCTCGACAGACACATGCCAAAAACCTTTTGACAACAACTTGGCATCTCAAGGCTAAACCAAGCGCACGGTTATGGCAATAGATCATTCAGCTAATCTCGCCAATCCTGCCAATCTCGCCAACCCTGTCAATCTCGACAGTCTCTGGGAACACCAACGGCGTGCGCTCGCTTTCGTGCTGGAGCGCTGGGCCAGCGGCCACCTGGGCGTAATGCTCGCCATGATCATGGGCGCGGGTAAATCGCGCGTGGCCATCGCCGCGGCGCACTGCCGCAAGCTGAGCCCCATTCTCATCCTCTGCCCCCTACGGGTTGTGGAGGTATGGAAGGAGCAGTTCGAAAGATACTTGCCGGGCGCCTACGAGTTCCTGGCTTTAGACGACCGCATTAAAAGTGTCAGTGAAAAAACCCGGCTGGCGCGCGACTTACTGGCGTGGTCTACCGCGCGAAAAAAGCCGATAGTCATCTGCGCAAATTATGAGTCAGCAAGGCTGCAGCCGTTCGCGCACTGGGCATTGGCCACCGTCTGGGATCTGGTAATTACTGACGAAAGTCACAGGTTAAAAAGTCCAGGCGGCTCCATCTCCCGTTTCGTCGGCCGCCTGGGCCTGATGGCCAAACACCGGCTGGCGCTCACCGGTACCCCCATGCCACACAGCCCCCTGGATGTCTGGGCGCAGTACCGCTTCCTCGACCGCTCGGTCTACGATTTGACCTTCGCTTCCTTCCAGGCCAGATACGCCGTGATGGGCGGCTTCTACGCCGCCGGAAAACACCGCGAGGTCATCGACTGGCAGAACCTGGGCGAGCTGCGGGAAAAGTTCTTCTCGCGGGCCTTCCAGGTAGGGCCGGAAGTACTCGACCTGCCCGGCGAGCGGGACCAGAACCTCTATACCAGCCTGGGCAGCGGCGGCGCCAAGGTCTACGACGAGCTGGAAGAGGACTTCGTCACCCAGCTGACCTCGGGCGAGTTCATCACCGCGGCGAACAAATTAGTCCAACTCCTACGGCTTCAACAAATAACCTCGGGCGCCGCCAAGACCGAGAGCGGCGTTATCGCCGAAGTCGACCATACCAAAGAGCAGCTGCTGGAAGACCTGCTGGAGGACCTGGACGCATACGAACCGGTGGTGGTCTTCTGCCGGTTCAAATACGATCTCGACGTAGTCCATCGCGTGGCGCGGCGCCTGGGCCGGGCCTCCGGCGAGCTGAGCGGAACGATCGACGATCTGGCCGCCTGGAAGCGCGGCGCCAGCGGTGATCCGGTGATCCTGGCCGTGCAGATCCAGGCGGGGGGCGTCGGCATCGATCTGACGCGGGCGCGCTACGCGGTTTATTACTCGTTGGGCTTCAGCCTGGGCGATTACCTGCAGAGCCGGGCCAGGATCTACCGGCCGGGGCAGACCCGGCCCGCCATGTTCTATCACCTGTTTGTCCGCAATACCGTCGACCAGATCATCGCGCGCGCCCTGGCCGCGCGCCAGAACCTCATCGATTTCGTACTCAAGGAGTTGCAATGCAAGCACGGACCGGTACCGCCGAGTGGCGCGACACCCCCGCGGGAAGAGCCTTCACCCGCTTCGCGCAGCTGACCCGGCAGAAACGCGCCCTGGTAGACACGCTGCGCGCGATCGAAGCCGAGATCGGGCTGCTCGAATTCGAGCTGCGCGACTACCTGTCGAGCGGCCTGGAGAAGGTGACCGTGGACGGCCTCACCATCCACCTGCGCCGCCAGATCTTCGTCCGGCACAAAGAGGACGCCAGCGCGGCCGAAGTCATCGAAGCGCTCAAGCGGAACGAAATGGGCCATTTCGTAAAAGAGCAATACATCGTGGCGTCCCTCTCGGCGCACGTGCGCCAGCTGGAGGCGATTCACCAGGACGAACTCGACGAAGGCACGATCGAGTCGGTCGCCTGCTACCTGCCGCGGGACGTGGCCGCGGTGCTGAACATCGACCCGACCTATCAGGTGGTGGCGCTCGATACCGGGAAAGAAAAGAAGGCCAAGAAGAGCGAAGACGACTTCGAATGATTTTTACGGGCGGCCAATCTCGCAAGGCCGCCCGCACACCATCAACCGAATCAACCAAGGAACTACGAGGACATTATGACAGAAACGAATCTGACGGTACTGCCGCCCGACGAAACGGAGTATACGCTCCTTAACCCTGAGAATATGGCACAGATGATGGATGTATTCCAGCAGAATGTCGGCTCCGACGGAATCAGCAGCCTGGACCTGCCGCGCATCAAAGTCGCCGCCGGAGATACCCAAGTATTCAAATTGCAGGGGTTACAAGGCGACGAGACCGAGAAACAGCTGGAGGGGATTATCCTGGCATGGCGCAAGGGCCGCCTGTACTGGAAAGAAGACCCCAACCAGCCGGGCGCGCGCATCAAGCGTCCGCCCGACTGCGTCTCCAAGGACGCGGTGACCGGCGAGGGCGACCCCGGCGGGGAGTGCGCGCTCTGCCCCTACGCCAAGTTCGGCAGTAATCCGAAGGGCGGCCGCGGGCAGGCCTGCAAACAGATCCGGCAGCTGCTGCTGGTGCGGCCCGGCGAATCGCTGCCCTACCTGATCGCCGTGCCGCCCACCTCCTTGAAACCGGCCAGCCAGTACTTCCTGATGCTGTGGTCGCGGCAGGTTCCCTTCTGGGCCGTCACCACCAAGCTCCAGCTGGATCTGGTGCGGAACGCCGACGGCATCGAATACAGCAAAATTCAGTTCAGCCTGGGGCGCCGCCTGTCGCCGCAGGAGAAGGGCGTGCTGCAGCCCTATCAGGAAAAGATGAGCGGGCTGCTCAGCCCCATGGCGCTCGACGCGGGCGACTACGACCGCGTGGACGACGACGCGGCCGAGCCGCGCAGCGCGCCGCGCAGCTGGCGCGAGCAGCAGGAGAGACAGGCCCGGCAGGCCGAAGGCAAACCCAAACCACCTTTCTAAACTCCCGCAGAGGAGGCACCGATGAGGCTGACCGAGGACGACTACAAAAACTTAGAAAAATGCTTTATCACGCGGGAGCTGGCTACGGCGGCGGATGTCTACAGGGTCCCGAGTATCGAGGCGCAGGCGCTAGTTAACCGTAAAGGGGCGGGCAACTTCAGCGGAATCATTTTCCCCTGCCGGTGGCCGGGCGAGGCGAAGATCATGGTGTATCGCCTCCGCCTCGACGCGCCGCCGACCGATCCCCGCACCGGCAAGCCGCAGTACCGCTATCTCACGGCTGCGGGAAGCCGGAACCACTTCTACTGGCCGATGGAGGACCCGCGCTGGATTCAGGATATTTCGGTCCCGATTATCTTCGTAGAGGGGGAGAAGAAATATATCAGTCTGGTGCGGGTGGCGCGCGAGATGATGGCGGCGGCCAACGGCAAGGGCGACGGGCGCCCGCCCTTCATCCCCCTGGCTCTGTTCGGCGTCTGGGCATGGCGCGGCATCATCGGCATCCGCACCAACCAGGACGGCGTGCGCGAGGAGGAGCGCGGCCCCATCCCCGACTTCGGGCGCGTCCCCTGGGCGGATACGGAGAATAATACCCCTAGATCCGCTTATATCCTGTTCGACACCAACGTGCTGGCCAACAGCAGCGTGGGCGCGGCGCGCAACCATCTGGCACGGCACGTCGAAAGCCTGGGCGGGAGCGTCCACCTGATCAATCTCACCCCCGGACCGGGGGTGAATGGGATTGACGACTGGTTGGGAATTCACGGCTGGCAGACCTTTCCCGAGCTGATCGGGAAGGCCGTCAAATACGACTGGCGCGAGCAGCTGGTGAGAAACGAAAAAGGCAAGATCTCCAATACCTTCGGCAACGCGCTCACCGCCCTGCGGATGGCTCCGGCATTTCAGGGCGTTTTATCCTTTAATGAGTTCGCGCTGGCGGTGGAGGCGCGGCGGCAGACCCCCTGGGGCGCCCCGCCGGGACCATGGAGCGATCATCACGATCTCCTGACCTGCGAGTGGCTCGAAAGGCAGGGGGTGCGGGTGGGCGACGGCGTGGCCGCCAACGCCGTGCTGACCGTGGCGCGGGAGAGCCCGCGGCACCCGGTCAAAGAATTTCTGGACCGGCTGGTGTGGGACAAGGTGCCAAGGATCGATAAATGGCTGACGACCTATTGCGGGGCGGCCGACTGCGACTACGCGCGGGCGATCGCCTCGCGCTGGCTGATCAGCGCGGTGGCCCGCATCCGCGCGCCGGGGTGCCGCGTAGACCACGTCCTGATTCTGGAGGCCGATCAGGGCGCCGGGAAGAGTACGGTGTTTCAGATCCTCGGGTCCGAATTCTACAGCGACGACATTGCCGATTTAGGAACAAAAGACTCCCAAATGGGCACAATCGGCATCTGGGTCCTGGAATTGAGTGAACTCGATTCGATGTCGCGGGCGGAGGTCAACAAGATCAAGGCCTTCCTATCGCGGGCAGTCGATCACTTCAGGCCGCCGTACGGCCGGACGCTGATCCGGGCGCCCCGGCAAGTCGTCTTCGCCGGGACGGTCAACCATGGGAGCTATCTCCGGGACGAGACGGGGGGGCGGCGGTTCTGGCCGGTGAAGTGTGGCGCGATCGATCTGGAGGGGCTCAAGCGGGATCGAGACCAGCTGTGGGCGGAGGCTTGTGTCCGGCACGCCGCCGGAGAGGTCTGGTGGCTGGAAAAAGAAGGCCTCGTCCGCCTCGCCAGCGAACAGCAAGATGAGCGTTATGAACAAGATCCGTGGGAGCAGGCGATCCGCCGGTGGGTCGAGGCCCAGGCCAAAATGCTGGGGCCGGACGCCACCGTCGAATGCACCGCCGAAGACCTCCTCATCAATGCCATCGGCCGCCCCATGGGGCAGTGCAGCCGGGGCGACAGCGGCCGGGTGGGCCGCATCATCCATGGCCGCCTGAGCGACTGGCTGATCGAACGCGAAGGCAGCCGCGCCCGCCCCTACGACAAAGCCACCGGCAAACAAGGCACCCGTATCTACCAGTTCCGCCTCAAAGCCGCCCGTGCCGCGGCCGAGGAGGATTGAATATCGATGATGCCAGCACCAACAAAGCAAAGGAGTTTTTATGGAAATGCCGTTCGGTAAGCACCAGGGCGAGGAGGTCGAAGACCTCCCTGATGACTATTTGAAATGGCTCCGCCGCGAGGTGGCATTCTTCTCGCGAAATCTTTCAGAAACGTACCGGCGACCGGCTTTTGCGCCGCTCTGCTGATCTCCGCCGGATCCTGCAATGCCTTTCCCGCTGCCGTTTTCGCATGACCCGACACGCTGCCGCGACGCAACCCACTCCCTGGCCGCACGCTATTACGCCAGCCTCCACAGCCCTCTTTTCCTCTCATCCGCGCGGGGGCTTGCCCCCCGCGACGCTATACTTGCTTTGTTATCAACACCTTTGCCTTATCGTGTCACTGCACGCCACCGCTCCCCTTCGCGCCGCGCGCCCTTTCTCAATAGTCCGACCCAGTGCCCGCCTTTTTCTGTCGGCACACCGCGCTGCCTGCCCTTCCTACGCTCCACACCTCTCAGCCGCAGGAGGGGTCCTCAACCCCTCCTGACGTTATGTTCTCGCGAAATCTTCCTGAAACGTGCGAAATGTCGCGAAGTGTTGCGGGCAGGGCGTGCTATGCTGCGATCGTGAACAGCGCAGAGCACGACGCATCTTAGTCTTACACCCTGGAATAGCGCGGCCCATGACGGAGTCTGCCCTTTCTCATCCCATCACATTCGCGGGGGAGAGCTTGCCCCTCCCCCGACGTAAGCCGATATAAAATCAATTACATATGCAGAAAATCCGCGAGTCCTCCCTGCTCCGCTCCTGCTGTAACATACTTAAAACAATGGGGATAGTCTATAGGAAGCGCCATGGGAGCAGCTTCTCCACCGCCGGGGATCCCGACCTTTTTTTCGTCGTAAACGGCCAGCACTACGAGGTGGAGCTGAAGGTTCCAGGCGCCAAACCGACCGCGCTCCAGCGCCACCGCCTGAGCGAGTGGGAGCGGGCAGGGGCAACTTGTGTTGTAATCCACTCCGTGGTGGGTCTAAAAGAGTTGGTTGGTCACTTGGCTAGATGTGAAAATGAGGACCAAGTAAAGGCGAAGTTTCAGTAAATCGCAAAATCACTTGGCTTGGTTTGACTTGTTGGTCACATAACCTTCAGCAGTACCGCGAGCTGGATCGTGGTTCAAGCTGGCTTGTCTGTAAGTTGTTGATTTCCGGTTCTTAGTCTATATAACCAATATAACCATATGTGTGTGTGTGTGTGTGTGGTAATTACCGCACAACACGCGCGCGCGTACGCACACACACGCGAGGCGCTTAGTTGGTTGGATTGACTTGTTGGCTAGTCCTGCGGGTTGGAAAGGAACTGAGGGCGACCGCAGCTTACCCCCGGCTGCCCCCACCCGTCAAGGGAAAAATTTAAACCGGAGGGCTGGGTCCGAAAATGGGGAGAGGATGGGCGAGGAACTAAGGCACGGGCTCCCGGCCCCCTCGCTTCGCGTCCCGCGGGGGTGCCGTACCCGGTGGGGGTCGACCACCCCCACACCATGGTGACACCCACGGCGGAGACTATGGCCATGCCGTCAGTATTGTGAGGTGCTGGCTGACGCCTAGCGCTATGGCCCCCGGCGCGAAACGGGGCAAACAGGCTAATCAGAATGCGCGTTATGAAAACCCAGAAACCGGACAATGCAATCCGAAACAGCCGAGGCGCCGCCCGAAAGGCGGGCCGGGCGCCGGAGACAGGCTCGTAGGATGGGCCGCGGAGGCCCTTCCGAGGGCCGTAGCTGCATTGAAAGCAGGGCAGTAGTCCCTCACTCCTGGCTCCTCGTCCCCCGGCCGCGCTATGCTGTTTGTTACGCCATTGCTCACACTAACGCCAAAACAGCGCAAGTTCGCCAAACTCGTCGCGGACGGCATGACGCAAGCCGATGCATACACAGAAGTTTGGGGGCGCGGGGAGGGGACGGCGAAGACGCGTGGTGAGGTAGCGTGTCGGATGGCGAACCGGCCGGAGGTAGTAGAGGCGATTGAGCAATTCCAGTTGAAGATGGAGCCGGTGGTAGATTTACGGCAGTTACGGGCGGAGATGCTGGCGAGCATACGCTGGTTGGCGAGGGAGAGTCCTGATCAGCGGGTACGGTTAGCGGCGGCGATAGATTTACGGAACTATGCAGACGAGCGGCAGGAGCGGGAGCGGAAGCTGCTGGCGAAGAGTCCGGTGAGTGCGGAATCGTTGCTGGCGGAACTGGCGGAACTGCGCAGCCGGAAAGCGGCGCCGCAGACGCTGGAGTTGGAGGCAGTGCCTGCGGGCGGGCCTAATTCGGCCCCGGAATCGTCCGCCGAGGTCCGGGAGGATGCTGACGGTCACCCGGACCCTGCGGACGCAATCTAGGCTCCGGGAAGGCCTTCCTGGCGGTCTTCCTTCAATTTCCTGGCCGCCTGGGCAGCTGGCCGGATTCTCTCCAGCTGGGCGATAATTTCTGGGGAGGCTTGCCGGATCCGCTTAATCCCGGCGATTCTCAGTGCCTCTGGCACCTTATCCTCTGCGATATCAAAGACTTTGGCATCCTGGACGATGCGTCCTTTCGAATTTGGGGAGGCATCGCCCTGCCAGACTTTGCCGGTAGGGTTGATGAGGGCGTGGAGGCGGGATTTAAACACCGGGGGGGCATCGAGGAGCATGAGGCAGATTTTGCCTGCATCGACCCAGAGGTGGCCGCGTTTACCGGGGACGATTTTATCGCCGCAGGAATCGAGGCGGGTATGCAATCGGAAAGTTTCGGTGAGGGAGGTTAAGCTCGGCATACTTTCCGATGCTAGCGCCCTCGCGCACCATTCGCACTAGTGCACACTATTTTGCTCTAGGTATTCTGCGGGCGGCCGGTGGCAGGGAGTTTCCACCGGCGCCCACCTGGACACTGCAGAAATTGCGTTATAAGCCCTTCTTGGTCCGGGTGCGTACTCCCCCACGGGAAAAAGCCTGCGATTCGCGTTTCACCCCGGAAAAACCAATTTATCCCCTCCTAACTTGTTGATTCTTATCAAAACGTAAAATCATCACAAAGGCCGTTTAGAGGCCCGTGGCTGCGGCGATTTGATTTTGCGCGGGTGCCCTATGTCCCGATCGATCCTGGCGCATCCTGCGCGATTGGCCCTTCGCCTGCTAAGGGAATTCGCCGTTTCACCCCTGAAGACCTGTTTCACCTCAATCCCTGGAGATTTCACTCCTGCCCGGTAACTTTCATCCACATGCCAAGCATCTAGTCGGTTATATGGACAACATCATCATCAGCGGCGGTTCCGAAAAACAAATCGCCTGGGCGAAGCGGATTGCGGCGGAATGGTTGAGCGAACTGGATACGGAAATCGCCAATGTTACCGCACGGCTACCCTACGGCGACGCCGTGGAGCCCTACTTGGCCGCATTGCGCGCCAAGCGGGAGGGATTGGTTGCGGGCCTGGGCAAGGCGACGGCCAAGCAGGTCATCGACCTGCGCGTGGCCAAGCGCAACCCGGTGCCGGGGCTGATTCGGGCGGCGCGGCAGGGTTTCACCCCGGCCCGGTAACTTTCCGCCAGATACATGCATCTAGTCAGTTGAAAGGGACGAACGGAACGAACGATGAACACAGTGAAGCAAGCAATGAAGCAGGCCGATGCCCTCACCCAGGGCTACATCCGCCGTAACCGGATCAGCGAATGGGATCTGGCCCACGAACCTGCCGCGCAGAACGAAGTGGACGCATTCTGGCAGGATGCCTTCCGCGAGGCCAAGGAGGATCTGCTGGCGGCGCAGGAGGCCGAGTAACTCCCCCGTCGATGGCCGCTGGGGAGCGGCCGAAACGCCCTGGTGCCGGGGCGTCGGGAGACCCAAAGCAAACCAAATGAAACGCAAACTTACATCGACCACGCCGTACGGCGTCGTATCCCGCACCACCGCCCGCAGCTACACCCATGTGGTTGTGGCGCGGCTGCATGACGGCACCATCCACGCCATGGCGTGGGCAGGCAGTCACCGGCTGGCCGCCGCGCAGATGCGGTACTGGGAGTTGCACCTGAAGTACCGCTTCGCGGCGGAACGGCTGCAGAGCTGGGAGCTGACGATATTCCCGGTGGATGCCATTGCCGATGCAGCCGCGTACCAGGAGGCCAAATGACGCGCGCAGACCAGATGGTACACACGGCGCGGCACCTGACGCCGCACGAAATCGACCGGCTGCTGGCCCGCTATGACCTCGCCGAGGCCGCCCGCGAGGCCATCCTGCAGGACCTGTACGACGAGATGGATGCGGCTATGGAGTACTTCTATAACGCACTCGCGGAGGGCCGTGCGCTGGCCGCCACGCCGCTGACGGCGTACGAGCGGTACCTGAAGACCAACCCGCTCTACACGGCGGCGCCTATGCCCCAGGACTGGGGCCGGGTGTGGCCCGAGGACGAAGTGCCGTTCTAGGTTTCACCCCCGGCCCGGTAACGCGCCAGCACATGCATGCATCTATGGTAGTGTAGGGAGATAACGATGAACACCAAACAGCAGGACATTCAAGCGGCGGATCAGGCCGTCAGAACTCTGATCGACTTTACCAACGGCTATTCGAGCACCGAGCTGGCCGGGATTATCCTGGGGCGGCTGCAGAACGAGCACCGCACGCTGCAGCAGAGTTTCTGGAGCGCCGTCAAGATCGCCGTCGAAGCCTACGCGGACCTGCCCGAGTACAGCTTCGACCTGCGCAACCAGGACGCGCGCCAGTGGGCGCAGGAGGTCAAGGCGCTCACCGCGGCGCCCGCGCCCCGGCTGCCGGGGCGGCTGGCGCGCATCTAGAACTCCCCCGACGAATGGCCCGTGGGGACGGGCCGAAACGGCCCGCAAGGCCGTCGGGAGACCCAAACGAATGAAGGAAGCCATTGAGCAGGAGATCGATTTCCTGCGCGAGCACATCAAGGCCCTGCGGCGCTTCGCCAACGGGATCGAGAACCAGATCGACCGCATGGAGACGCGCATCGACGATCTGCGGCGCGCGATTCAACCACCGCCGGTTTCACCCCCGGCCGGGTAACCGGCCAGCACATGCATGCATCTGACGGTATAGGGAGACACGATGATTCAAGTTTTATTCTATATTGGCCTCCTCCTTGAGTTGATTGGGACCCTGCTTGGGGTCATCCACCCAACTTGGGTGGATGTGGGGGCGATTCTCGTAGCGGCTTGGCTGCTTCGTGTTACCTATTCAGGACCCGAGAAATGAGGATACATATGATTCTGAACTGGAAAGCAACCGACGAAGAATTCAGTCTGGCCGCCCGCATTGCGGAGCGTGCCTTAGACGAACTGGCCAACGATCTGGAGCGCCTGGGGGTGAACAGCCCCCGGCGCAGGGGCGGGCTGCGGCGCGACTATCTCATGGACGTTTTGGCCACGCATCTCAACGGGCGCCCGCTCGATCTGGCGAGGCTGCTCGAAGCGAAACGCACCGATTTCCTGCATGACGTGGTGGGCATACGCACCCACATCGACCGCGAGACCGGGCAGCTCAAGAACTGCTTCGTGCCACGTTACGCGGCGGCGGAGGTGCGGGCGTGAGCTTCGACAAACTCATGGCCGGGGCGACTGCCCAGGCCCGCAAGGAAGCGCTGGCCGAGACCCGGACAGCCCTGGAGGGCGCACGCCATGCCCTGGAGTTCCTGGAGCATCTGGGCTACACGACGGGCGGCGACATCCACGATGATCTCGCGCACACCGTGGCGTACCTGGAGCGGGTGGCGGCAGAGCTGCGGCCCGCTCGGGTGAAGGGGGTTTAATGAGCGACACCCCGAACGCACCGGGCAAGCCGGAGAAAACCATCGATGAACGCCTGGAGGCGCTGACACACTCGGTGGAATTGCTGGCCGAGATGCAGATCAAAACCGAGAAGGAGATCCGGCGGCTGGGGCGCTATGTGCGCATGATCGTGCTCGATCACGAGGCCCGGCTGCTGGCGATGGAAGGCAACGACGAGGACGAGTAAGGGAGAAATCGAATGACATACTACGAAATTCAAACGCGCAATCCAAGTAACCCGCATCGGGTCTTCTGGACCGCTGACGGCCTGGGCGACGCCAACGAATTCGCCACAGTGGCGGAGGCCGAGGCCATGATCGCGCAGTTCCGGCAGTCGGACGATGCCTCCTGGCGCGAGAGCGAGTACCGCGTGGTGGAGATCAGGAGGCGTTAGTTGCGGCGCTGACGGTACCGCCCCCGCGCCGGGGCGGGTCCGCCAGCATCGGACGCTGGGGAAGAGGAAAGAAAGCCATGAAAGAGACGACGAAACAGATGCTGCGCGAGATCGACCGATTGCACGATTGGACCGAGGGGCAAGTGTACGGCGGCAGAGGGACGCAGCTCTCATCGACCGATACGTGTATCGTGTGCAGCTTGCGGCGGCATTATTTCAGCGACATTCAAAACGGGACTCAAAGCCGCTATCGCTTCAGCGATGGGGAGACCGGAGAGGATCTCTCCTTGCGGCAGGCGCTCGCCAGGGGGTGCGCGCAACTGGAGGTGACGAAGTGAGTGCGGCGCGGCACACATACCTGCTGATCCACCCCGACGGGCGCCTGGAGCGTGTCATCAGCGAGGGGCCGCTGGCGCTCGAACGCATGCAGGCGCTGGTGGGCGGCCATATCGAGCACGTCTTGATGGGGCCGCTGCTGGCGGCCATGGTCAACGAGGAGGGGCTGCTGCTGGAGCTGCCCCGCAACCGGGTATTCCGCTGCATCGCTGGCCCGGTGGTGCTGGGACGCGACGAGGGCGAGGAGTTCGCGGGCCTGCCGGAAGAGCAGTTGGCGCTGCTGGAGCAGGCGTACGGACCGGATTTCACGAGAGAGGAACCGAATCAATGAGTGACGCGATGATCAGTGAATTCGACCGGCTGGTGGGAGCCCTGGAGGGGCTGCCGGACGTGACCAAGAGTAAGCCCACTACGTTACGCGCCATGCTGCCGCTGATCGGCATCGCGCGATCTTACATCGTGCAAACGTACCGCCAGAAGGACAAGGGCGACACGATCTTTTTGGAGACGGTGGGCAGCGAGGGCTCGGTCCGCATCCCGATCCCGCCGCAGGTGGCTGACGCCATCGCACGGCAACGCGAGGCGCTGACCGGCAAGGTGCGCAGCAAGGCGGCCAAGGCCGTCGCGGCGGACCGCAAGGCGCGCGGCGAGCAACCGGCGTTTCTGGTAGCCAAGCGGAAGGAGCAGGCATGATTCCATGGGGCGCGGCGGTCCCAATTTTCCTGGGTACACTGCCGCTTCTGTTCGTCATGGCTTGGAACATCGTGGAGATCAAAAGCTTTCGCGGAGAGGCCCGCGCGGAGTTCGCGCGGATCGGAACGGAACTCACTCTCACTGCCATCCACACCGAGATTGCCAATATCCGCGAGCGGCTGGCCACGCGGTTCTTCCTGTGCCTGGGATGGTGCCTCATGTCCTTTTTCGTCGCATTCGCCACGATCATGTTCTCGGTCGTGTTCTGGGGCGCGTTAATCGGACATTTCCTCCAGAACCTTCCTAAGTAAGGGTCGAAACGGCGCGCACCTGGGCGCCGTCTGCGCGGGCTGGTCACCGCGGCACTGACGATGACAGACCAAAAGGAAAAGGAATGAAACGGATTTTGCTTTTGTCGATACTGGCCGCCGTGACTCTCGCGGCGGCGGACAACGATCATAGCGACTGGCTGACTAAAGGCGCGCTGAATGGCTACGCCTGGGAGGGCGCACTTGGCAGCCATGACCGGAAGGTCTGCTATGTGAGCGGCATGCTGGACACGTACCTCATGTGGGATACCGAGTCCAGCAAGGCGTCCGACGTTGGCCGGTTGACCCGTGGTGAGACAGCAGACCAGATCGACATCTTCTACAAGGATGCGGCCAACGGGCGCGTGCCGGTCTTTCTGTCTCTGATCTGGGTCCATGCCAGAGTCGGAGGCGCATCGCCCCAAGACCTGGAGGATATCGCCGCTTTATTGCGGCGCTCGGCGGCAACAGATACGGCGCCCGCGGGCACGGCGGCAAAGGCCCCGGCCAAGGCGCCGGTCAAAGGGGTGGGGATATGAGGGAGGCAATCATGAAACTATACGAATACAGTCCGGCCTGGGACCTGTCCACGATCCCCGACGACGCGTTGCGGAGCGAGTGGGCGTCACGTAACGCGCGGAAGCGGAAAACCTACACCGGCGGCATCTACTGGGCCAAGCACAACCCCGACTGGCCCGGCTGCCGCTGCGTGGACTGCATCCGGCGGCGGCTGGCGGAGGCCCGGTCGCGCTAAACTGGAGTCCTACACTCTATCTTGTGATCTGACAACCCGCCGGGTCTCGACCGAAAGCTCCTTTCGCCCGGCGGGTTTTTTTTCGCCCTGTTGAGGTGACGCGCGGGTGAAATTCACTTCCCCTGACATGCATGTATCTAGGACAATAAGACCATGAACGCCGCTATCGTGCCACTCCATCACAGCCTGGAGCCCGTCAAGGCCCTGGTGCTCAACGCCGTCTCCAGCCCGCTCACGCGCGAGCAGTACGGCAAGGCTCTGGACGACTTCTTCGACTACAGGTTACGCGAGGGCAGCCAGCCCTTCTCGCGCGCCCTGGTGCAGGCTCACCGGGCGAGCCTGGAGGAAAAAGGCTACGCCCCCGCTTCGATCAATCAGCGGATGGCCGCTATCCGCAAGCTGGCCAGCGAGGCGGCCGCGAGCGGCCTGCTGGATCACCAGACAGCGGCCAGTATCCGCGACGTGCCCGGCGCCAAGGTGCGGGGCACGCGCATGGGCAACTGGCTGACGCCGCGCGACACGCAGAAGCTGCTGGACGCGCCTCCGGCTGACACGTTGAAGGGCCTGCGCGACCGCGCCGCTCTGGCTCTGCTGGTGGGCTGCGGCCTGCGCCGCTCCGAGGCAGTGGCGGTCACCGTCGGGCACATCCAGCAACGGGACGGGCGCTGGGTGATTGTGGATCTCAGCGGCAAGGGCGGGCGCATCCGCACCGTGCCGGTGCCCGGCGGCGTCAAGGCGCGCATCGACGCGTGGCTGGCCGCGGCGGGCATTACGACCGGCGTGGTGCTGCGCTCGGTAGACCGCCACGGCAATATCGGCGCCGGGATGACGGGGCAGTCTATTCTGAATCTGGTGGCCGAGTACGCCGACATCAAGCCGCATGACCTCCGGCGCACCTGCGCCAAGCTTTGCCGCCGCTCCGGCGGCGAGCTGGAGCAGATTCAGCTTCTCCTGGGCCACGCGTCGATTGCGACCACCGAGCGCTACCTGGGGACCGACCAGAACCTGGAGCATGCGCCTAATGACCGGATGGGCGTGCGGTTTTCCTAACAGGTATTGGCTTTTTGTCTTGCAAAATCCCTGCCGCTGCGAGTTATAATCGGCGGCAGGGAGACACACAGTTGACAGAGACTGACTATTCGATATTTGGCATGGCGGCACTTATCCCCGGCATGCAGAAGATGCTCGACCTGATGCAAGAGAAACTGGACGAGTTCCGCCAGACCGTGGCGGCGGCGCAGAATGGTGCGGCGCCGCCGGGGAAGAAGCGGGGCAGACCGCTGGGGAAGAAGCTGAGCAGACCGCCGGGACAAAAGCACGGTGGCGAGTCCTGGGCCAGCCTGA